GTGGCCGACAGCCCGAGGCTGGTGGATGGCGTGACGGCAGCGCCGCCTTGAACCAACACCGCGATGGCGTCACCGGAAGCCAACTGGGTAGAAGTCAGCGCCGGAATGCGCACCTCAAGCTCGTGCTCTTCAGGGAAAAACCCTTTGGAGTTAGTGCCGAGGTCGAGGTCGGGAGAAGTGACGTTGCCGTCTGAGGCGGTCAGGAGCCGCGCCTTCGTCAGGTCGGCGTCCTGAATGTTACGAGAAAATTCGTTTGGCATGGTAATGATTCTTTAAGGATTAAGCGGTAAGAGCTTCGTCGTTGAGGATGGAATCGGTGATGACGATTGGGATGCCGTTGGACTCAAGTGGCAACGGAGCGAATACTTCGGCACCGGTGGCGGACTTGCTGCCGAGTGCGGAGAAGGCGGTGGAACGGCTCGACTGGAGCTGGAACGCCGAGCGGCGGTTCATCAACCAGTAGTTTGGACGATATCCCACTGGGTATTTGCTAAGCAACTCGGCCAGCTTAGCGTCAGTCACGCCGGCGCCAGAGTCAGCGGTGGCGTCTTTAAGGCGGCCCACGCTGTATTTGCTGCCGACTTGCATACCTACCCAAGCGGTCAAGTTAGCAACGTGCGCAGGATAGACCGAAGGAGATCCAACGTTTTCGATGCGCCATTCGCCAAGTTCAAAAGTGGTGCCAGCGCCGAAAACAAGCTGCACGCCCTGGGTGTCGGTGTTGATGCCGTAAACCGAGGAAGCGGTTCCACCGGTGGTTCCGCCAGCGTCCACAACCAATCCAGCGTTGAAAGCGGTGTGAATCGCCTGCAAACCGGGGAAGCCCTTGGAATCAACGCTGGTGCCATAGATGACTTGTGAGCCTAGCTCAATCATCGCTTGGCGCATGACGCCGACAGACTCAACGTCTTTCCACGCTTGTTCGCCGTCCTCGTAAGCGCGAGCCACCGCAACGTCAGCCTGAACAGCTCCGCTGAGGATATAGCACTCAATGAGCTGGCTTTCGAACTCCGATTTGGTCGGGGTCGAGCCTTCGTTAGCGGCACGGAAACCGACACCGGGATACGTGACGCGCGATGCGATCTTATAGCTGGTGCCGCGAATGGTGCGCGCTGGCATAATCTGAACCTCGGGAGCGTAGGTCAGCGTTTCCTCAATCAGCCCGACGATAGTGTCGGAGCCGTTGAGTTTGGCAATATCGAGAAGATTGGCTTGTGGCATGGTCTTGGTAGAAAGTTGTTATGAGTTGGCCGAGACGTATGCGGCCTCGGTTGGGAATTTTTCGGTGAACGCGCGAACCGCCTTCAGGCGATCAAGGCCGGTCGATGTGCCGATAGCTTGATTCTTGGCTTCGTGGTAGGAGATGGCTGGCACCTTGACCTCTGGCTCGTTGATCGGAGCGGCAAAAGCAGCAGGAGCAGGAGCAGCAACGGCGAGGCGAGCTTGCAGCTCAATATCGCTGTTGCCAGACTGCAACGCTTTCAGGTCGGCCTTGAGTGCCTCGCACTCGGCAAGCACCTTGGCATTGTCTTCGGCGAATTGCGTAGCCACCGCATCGAACTTAGCGGCAAAGGCGGTGAACTGCTCCGCAATCAAAGCGGAGAAATCGACTTGAGGTTCTGGCGCTGGCGCCGGTGGGTCAATTGGCATAACATCTTCGTCACTGTCAATCTGATCAGCCGAAAACACGCCGTCAGCGTTGGCGGCGGGTGTGTCTACAAAGTCTGCCGAGTATAGACCGCGTGGGCGGGTCATGTAATTGCCGCTCTCCTTGTCCAACTCTGGCGCATCCGCTGCAAACATCAAGCTCACGCCAAAAGCGGACGGGATTTCATTGATCATCTCCAGCAGCATCTCTTTTCCGCTGTGTGCCTCAAACAAGGTCAGGTCAGCTAGAAGCTTGCCTTTGCTTACCCGGAAATTCTCGTAATACCCGACAGTATCCTCGACCGACGAGAAGTGGTTTAGCTTTGCCTTCACACGGCCCTTCTCGATTGCTAAGGACTTAAACTTATTGAGCGAACGCTTGTCCACGAACACGCCATGACCAAGCGCCGGGCCTTCTTGGATCAAAGAAACGCCCATGATGGTGTTTCCTGATACCTTGCCTTGAAACGCTGCGAATGTCTGAATCTCTTCTTTGACGAGCATACTGGCCGCCCCGATGTCAATCAGTGCTACCAGCCTCGGCTTCGTCCTCCGCAATGTCTTCGGCCTCGTCCTCGGGTGATTCCTCGTCCTCGACTTCTGGCACATCCTCCGCAGCCGCTGCCGCTGGCGCCGGGATAGCTGGCGCATTAGGTGCCCGACGCTCCAGCATGTAGATGGCAGTTGGCAGATCCAGCACGCCGTCAGACGCGGCCTGCACCATTTTGGCATCCTCTACCAGTTCCATCGCCTCCGCGCGTAGCAGGCTGCGGATGATGTTGCGATCCTCACCGCGATCGGCTGCAATCTGCGTCTTGCTGATAATTCCGGCCATGGTCTCGTCGATGAGCGCCTTCGATTCGCGCCCGATGTCGGCTGTGACCTTAGCCGGAAAGCGCCACTCACCCGCATCAAAGTCAGCCACGGCTGGCAAGTGCCCGAGCTGGATGCCGCGAGCGATGACCCGCATGACGATCGGATAAAGAAACTTCTCTTCCAGCGTTAATTGTGTCATCTCAAACTCCCGCGCAGCCTGAGCCGCTTCCATCCGCACCGCTGTCCCCTGGCCTGCCCAGCTATAGATAAAACCGAACGGCAGCCCGACGGTCAGCCCGGTCGAGCGCACGAGCGTGTCCAAAAACCCGTTAAAGGTTGGTGACGGGCGGTTAAAATCGACTGGGTTGAACGACTCACCCTCTGCGAGGTACTGAATGGCCCCCGGCTCCACTTTTTTCAAGCGATCCGCCTCGCTCATGTAGTCACCGTGCGTCGTGTCCAGCGAAACGTCCTGATCCGCGCTGCCGTCTGCGTTATTGATGACGCCGCTGATCGACGACAGATACTTCACGGAAATCTTTTCGCATGCAAGGATCTCCTGCAAGTCTTTGATGTCAGTGATTGCCGCATCGAACGCGGAAAAGCCCCGATAAGAGTCTAACCGGGTGGGGTCGAATAAGTGCAGAAACTCCTGCGCCGGCACCTCAAGTGCAGGCATCATGGACTCACCGGTCAGGCTTCGATTGTAGATCCGGTAACGGATCGGCCTGCCCATCGCGTCGATGACGACGCCAGAAAAGTCCTGCTCGCCTCTCTTGAGCGGTTTGAACGGCTTCGCGTCCGTCCCGTTGCGGTTTGGAATTGAGCCGATGCGGTCAGCCTCGATAGCTTGCAGCCGGATCGGACTGATTTTCAGCATTTCGTCCAGCGGTGTCATCGGCACCTCCGACACGATGTAGCCAATGTCACCGTCACGCTTCATCGACGTGACGCCCAGCCCGGCCAGCACGCGGAAGTGATGGCGCCGGGTCAGGTCGCAGCTCGCCATCCATCGCTCGACGTAGGCCGTAATCGCCTTGTTGGCTTCCTCGGAACTGGTGCGCGGCACGTACTGCAAGCGGCCTACGGAAAAGGTACGGTACTTGCGCAGGATGCTTTTAACCACACTGCTGTTCTCCTCCAGCCACCGCGCCTCCCTGATTAGCGTCACCCGGTCGGTGTGGTTGCGGCTAGAGTCAGGCTGATCCAGTGATTGCCCGCTCGCACGGCGATTGGTCGATGATTGCGCTCCGACGCGCCAGTATCCCACCTTGTCGCCCGCCTCTAGCTGCGCCTTTGCGCGCTGGCGTTGCAAGGCGGTTGCCGGACTGAAAAACCTGATCGTTTGTTCGATAAAACTCATAGTGGGAACGTGGAAAAGTCAGGCTTCAAGCGGTTGGAAATACCCGGATACTTTACGGGATCGAGCTGGTGCATTCTTCGCATCACAGCCCGCATCAAAGTCATGACGGGAATGCCGCCGTCCGTACCAGATGCGCGGGTCTCGGACTCACCGCCGCCCGACGTGCTAATTACGATGGTGCCTTGTCCTTCGGTCAGCGCCGAAAGACACTGATCGTAAAGCGTCTCGCAAAATTGCAGAGAAGCATACCGTAAAATCGAAGGTCCGCCCATAAAGTCATCCTGTCTGTCAAGCGTTGACAGACTCTGCCTCGTTTGTGATGATTTCGGCCTGCCCGATGATTTTTTCGATGCAGGCGGCCAGCACCTGCATGGCTTCCGCGTCGAACGAGTGGTTCTCGCCGAGCTTCTTGAAAAACGTCTTGTTTTTGCCGGTTCTCTTGTCCTTCTCGGTGACAAACACCTCGTTCTGGATCTCCTTGAAGTACCATTTCGGGGCATTGTGCGCGATCTGCCACGATGCGCCCTGGCCTGCGCGCAGCCGATGCAACACCAGCTTGATGTAGTCGCTGCTCCAGACAATACGGTCGCACAAGTCAGCCTGCCGAGCGTTGCGCACCTTGGATCTTGCAAGCCCCACGCCGGAATCGACGTGCTGGATCTGCGAATACGGACGTTTGACCGACCGGCTCCGACCGGTCCGCTTGTCCAGTAGCGTCCACGTGAAGAACTGCGCCTTGTCGCCCTTAAGCGCGATCCAATTATTCGCTGCGCATTGCCGATAGACCTCACCCTGGTACCGCTCGAAACCGCAATCGACGAACACGCGCCTGTCGGTGATCTCCAATCTCTTCTGTAGGTCGGCCAGTTGCGCCCAAGTATGCAGCTCACCCGCGTAAAACAGTCGAGATTCTCCGTTTTGTGCCCATAACCGGACGATGACGCGGAAATAGTCGCGCTGCACGTCCACGGTCATGTAACGCCTAAACTCTTGATCCCACGGCTCCTCCATCGCGAATCCGCCCGACAAATTGACCTCTTCGCTTTGGAACTCCCGCATATCCCAGAACTCACCCAGCCGCTTGCGTACAAACTCCGCGAGCGGCGAATAATCACCCAGTTTTCGCGCGTGTTCGGCCTTCAGGAACTCGCTGGCGATCGTGTCCCACGCGACCCATGGCACGGTCAGCGCGTTCCAGTGGTACGATTTCACGCGCGGGTCAGGCGCTGAATTTTGATTCTGGTAGAACCCGCTGTTCGCGATCTGCCGGCGCACTTGCGGCTCGTCCTTAAGGTGGACTTTGCACGATGGGCACTCGTAACGAACCGTGTTCTTGATGCGCGCGAGGTCGTATTTGCCGTCTGCCAGCTTGGCGCCTTCGCCGTCCCACTTGAGCTGACCAAGCACCATCGGCCACTTTTCGCCACAGGCCGGACAAGCCACATGCCACTCGCTGCATGACCCAGCGGTGAAGCTCTCGTAGAACTCACCGCTGTTGTTCATCGGCGTGCTGACGTAAATCCGCTTACTGTTGCGCGCATCGAACGAGGTTGTCCGCTTGCGTGACTCGTCGATGTGCCCGTGCGTCCAGTAGGCGGCTTCGTCGCCGATGACATAGCGCGCCGCCTTTGACTGGAGGTTGTGGATGTTGCTGGCACCCATCACGTACTGGGTCATGTGAGCGAACGCCACCGTCCGCTTCTGGATGCTCTTGTCTCCTTTGTTAAGCATTGCCCGCACCGGCTTGCAGTCCAGAATGCGATGCTTGAATCGGGTGTCCAAGAACTCGTCCGCGTGTTCGTCGGTTTGCAGATACAGACACATGTCCCCGCCTTCCTCGGCGATCAAGTAGAGCATCGCTCCCTCAGCCAAGGCGGTCTTGGCACTTTGCACCGAGCACGCGCAGATGATTTCGCGGGTCTCGTGATTTCGCAGCTCTTCAAGCGGCGCCTTGATCCATGGCGAATTTCGCACGTCAAACGATCCAAGGATCGGCCCGCGCTCGAACCGCACGTGCGTGCGCAGCCACTCGTCCACCGGGAGCTTCGGCGTTGGCCGCCAAACCTCCGCCATCAGTGGGTAGATCGAGAACGCCATTAGCTTTTGCGCGGTCTCCCTCGCTTCTCTGGCTCAGCCGGCGCAATCTCGACTTCCATCATTTCGACATCCACCTTCTTGGACTTAAGCTGCTCCTCGATCTTGATGTAATCTTCTTGCTCCATCTCCCGCAGGATCTTGTCGATGCAGGCAAACAATCGTTCCTCTGCTTCCGCCGGAGAAACACCACTCACCTCGTAAGCCATCTCTGGCGGCACCCGTTTAATCTTCTCCTTGATCGCATACATGACCGCCCGGACCTGAGCCAGCACCTCATCGACCGAGACGTATTTCGCCTGTAGAATCTCGATCTGCGTCGCCAGCTTCTGGCACTCCAGATGGATCTTGCGCGCCTTGAGCGATGCGACATCCTGCACGCCTTCAACATTAATCGTGTCTCCGTCGTTTAGCCGCGTGTACTTGCCGCTGGCCAAAAACTGCTGGCGCGCAGCCTTGATCTTTTCAATGTCATACCCGTTTGGCCCTTTAACAAATGCCTCCGGATACTTCTCTTCCCAGCGACGCAACGCGCCCGGCGAGATCGAGAAAAAGTCGGCCACATCTTTCTGAGTCTCGTAGCGCGGCTGGGTGTTGCGGCTCTTTAGAAACTCGGTCTCCGCATAGGACAACGGATGACCAGCAGCGACCCGCGCGAGCAAGTCTTGCAGCTTCTTTTGTGTGTCCTCGGCGGTGGTTGCATCCATGCTGTTATTGATTGCGCGTCTCCGCACGGCTGCGCTCGATCAGATCCGCAGCATGTGCCGCGCGACCAGTGCTTTCGCACCACTCGATCCACTCACGTAAGAGCACGCCAGTGTCACCGAGTCGTTCCTGCGAGTCAGCGACCGTCTCCCGTGAGACGTCCATGGTCTGCTGCATCCGCTGCGGCACCTCACCCAGCATAATCTCTCTATCCACTTGCGGCGGTGTCGGTGGCTTCGGGAATCTGCTTCGTGAGTGTCTCATAAATTTCTTGAAGGAATTGCATCTCCTCTAGGATTTCGGCGATCATCTCCGCATCGAGTGTTTCGATGACGTGCCCCTCACGCCACCAGCGTTTGATGCATCCGAGCGATGCCATCAGGTTCTGGAACTTGAGAACGTCCGTTTTGCGCGGCGTGGTTTTAGGCGCGGACTCAAGCCCCATCGCAATCTGGAGTTGTTTGTACTGGCTGCTGCCTGTCTTTTGCAGCGGCGGCTTGTCCGGTGACATCCGCGCTAGGCGCATACAGCGATAAACCGCATAGTAGTCGCCGGCGCCGACGTGCTGGGTCGCGTATGCTTCCCAGTCGTCCTCGCTCACTGCCTCCTTGAGCTTGACGCACGCCTTCCCTACTTTCCAAGCGCGTTGAAATGCGGTCTGGCTGATTGTCGATGCGGTTTGCGCTTCCTCCCGCATCATCGAAAGCTCGACCGCTGCGAAGTCCTCCAGCTCCTTTTGGCTGAAGGTGTCAAAATTAGGTAGTGCTAGCTGCATCAGGCGTCGCGGCGGAAACGGAATGGCATGGATGAGTCATCGAGCGTGTAAATCTCGTGCACGTGCTTCTTCATGCGGAAGCGGAGCGTTGCGACCGCTTGAGCCTTTGACTTGGCGGCAAGCTCTCGCACTTCGCCGACTTGCATCCCCTTAAAGCGAGAGACGTTCTTTCTGGTTTCGAGTTTGATTGGCTGGAACATGATGGTTAGAATTGTTTTTCCTGTGCGTAGGCGAGCAGCAAAAGTGCGTCCGCTGTTTTGAGGGTCACCCTGAGGTGTGGGTATCGCCGCTGAGCTTCGGCTTTAAGTTTGTTCTTCCACTCGGTGGTTCCGCTGGTGTCCCCTTTGGTTCCGAGACGGAAATGTTTTTGCCAATCCTGCGGCCTGACTAGGATGACCGGCATCCGGAGCGACACAGCAATGCCTCGGACAAGTCCGCAGTTGAACGCGAGCGGAAAGATTGTCGATCCCGGCAGCGCCCTGCCGATAAACTTCGGCACGTCCTCAATAATGCACTTCACACCGGGGCGCATACTGTAGAGAATCCCAATCTCCTCAGCGATCTCGGTGTCGCTGCCCGGCATTCCCATGCAGGATGGAAGCGCGGCACTGTCCCACGCAATGCCTCCGTTCACCCCTGGGTCGATTGCAATGTAGCTGTTCATGATCTTGGCGCGTCCTGTTCGATGTGTTGCCACTTGGCATTGTGCACTGACTCGTAAATGCGGCGTTGCGGTTGTGGCCGCATCCCGTGCTTGGGTTTGAGGTGGAAGCTCTCCAGCGTTTTCTCCACCTTCTTGCTGAAGGCCTGCTTGGAGATGCGGTGGCGTTTTGCGATCTGGTCCATCGACTCTTCGGCCCGGCCAATGAGCCCGTAGCAGTACGCGACCGCATCCAGCTCGACCATCGGGGTTGCAGAGTCGGCGATATAGGCCAGCACTGCCGAGATGCCCTTCGCATAGCTGTAGTGATCAAGATCCCGCGCCTCCCGCTCGATCTGGAATCGCACGTACTCGGCCTTCACGATGTCGATGGCCTGCGCCCGGCTCAGATCCGCATGTTGCCGCCACCGCCGCACGATGCGTTCGGCGAGGATGTCCTCCGGCGCCTCGACGTACTCGGGCGCGGCTACCTGAAAAACTGGATGATCGGTGTCGATGCGCTTTATTTACCACTAACGCTATTGAGACGCAAACTCAATATCATTGTAATTTGAGTTTTTTTGATCCAGTTGTAATTCTTCGTGATAAAATACTATTGAGATTTGTTCTCAAGAGCGCAAATAATGCGCGCGA